TTTTTTTCTCTTCATCAATATTAATACTATCTTCTTCTGCTTGAGCTACAGATAATTCTTTAAATTTATTTACAAGATTATCAAATGCAGCTTGAGTTGGTTTATTTTCTTTTGCCCAATCTTTAAAATAAGATGCTAATTCATCATCCTCATCTATATCCTCTAAAGCTGACATATCATATTCTTTAGGAGCTTTATGTTTTCCCATAGAAAATTGTTTTTGTAATTCAGTATATGACTTACTTAAATCTTCTGTTTTAACTCCTTCTTTTTCATCCCAGAATTTATCTTCAATGTAATCTGGTTTTTCTAATTTAGCTCCATCTGTTTCTTGTTGAGGAGTTGTATTAGTTTGCTCTTCTTCTTTATGAGGAATAGTTGTTTCCTCTGCATTAGGTTCTACCGGTTCTGTAGCTGGAGCATCACCAATTAAACTTTCTTCATTTTTTATTTCTTCACTACTCATTTTTTGCCCTTTCTATTCTCATTAATATATCTCGCATAACAGAATTTTGTCCTTCTCTGGCAAAGCCAAAAGATGTTTCAGATCCTGGTATCCAAGTTGGTTGATCAAGTGTTTTAGATTTTAAATGTTCTAAAACTTTTTTTCCTTCTTCTGTTTCGAATGTTCTAGCATAAGCCTTATCTAATTCTAACTGATCATCTTTACGATGAACAACATCAAGAGTATTTAATCCTTCCCATCCTGGAGTATTAATATCTGCCATTAAGATCTAGCCTCTGCCTCTAAAGCCATAGCTGGTTCTTCTTGAGGAGGAGCTTGATCTTGAGGTTGCTCATTCCCAGGTGGTTGCTGCTGCATCATCATCTGTTGCTGCATAGCCATAGCTTGTTGTTGGATCTGTTGCTTTTCTTCTTCGCTGTTTCTTAAACTAGCTGGTATGCCAAGTTTATCACCAACGAATGCAGCAATAGCATCCGGTTTTATTTCAGCCACCCCACCAGGGCCTAACGAGTTAGCAATTTGGAAAAACTGCATGACCTCATTTACCTCTTCTAAATTTTGAGCTTTAGCAAGAGGTGATATTGGTACTACTTTAACCTCTAATCCATCTATCTTTAGAGGTAATTGTATCAATCCTTTTTCATCCATTATAAATAATGTTCTACGAATTATTGGAACCATTGTTTCTGTAATTAATCTTCCAAATGCAGCTCCCATATTTTGAGCTAACTCTTTCATTCTTTCTACAATTTCAGTTGCAGATCTAGCTGACATATTATCTGGAGGTAAAGTATCATCTAATAATGTTTTTTTAATATTCATTCTTAAATCATTAATAACAATTTGAGATACATTAAAATCACCAGCTCTTGGAAGAGGGGCCAATGATGCACCTTGAGGCCCACCATTTCTAGCTACAGGAATAATTGCACCTGGAGTAATTCTAATGTTGTTTGGATTTAATACACCATCATCAGCTGCTGTGTAAATTCCAGAGATTGCTAATGATGCATTCTTTAATAATAATTCTAAAGTTTTATTTAATGTTTTAATATCTGGTAAAGCAGTTACTAATGGGCCTCTACCCATAACTTCACCTGGTACTTTCATATATCTACTTACTATCCAAGGTGATTGATCCATTCTTTTATAAACTAATTCTGTATTAGTTTTTTCATGGATGACATGATAGCAGTAATCTTTTCTTTCTGGATCTACTACTACTGCCTCACAGAACTCTATTTTTTCCTGTGGCTTATCATCTATCATTCTTTGTAACTCTGGTGAAATATTTGCACCAGGGAATTGTCTAGCAACAGCATCACCGGTAACTCTTAATCTTCTATATACATTATCAACTGTACCATTAGGGCCTTCCTCTAATGCAATTAAATATTGAGGAACAGGAGTAAATGTTACAGGGTTTAAATCATCGCCAGGCTGAATTAACATTGCAGCTGTACCAACTGATAGATCTAATAAGAATTCACCAATAGCTAAATCAAAATTACTTTGTCTTAATACTGCAAATAATTTATCTAAATATAAATCAAGAGCTTGTTGCGTTTCACCTTTTCTTTCATTTGGTATATCATTACCAGGTTCTAATCTGCACCATTTTTTATAAGGAGGAAATAATCCAGATTGAATTCTGTTAGCAAATCTTTGAACAGAATGTATTCCTGTACTATCAAACACTCTAGACATTTTACCCTGTCCAGGAATGTTACCTTCATAATAACCATCATATAAATTTCTTTGAGGTAAAGCATATTGATAACACTCTTCATAAATTGTTCTCCAATTTTCTTTTGCACCAAATGCTTTCTTGTGCCTTTTTAAAATTTCTTGTGGTTTTAAATACATCATAATTATGCCTTATTGTTTGCTGCAAAACTAGCTGCTGCTTGTTTATTTGCAAATCCCCATTTTTTTAATGCAAGTTTTAATCTTGTTGGTTTTCCATCTTTCATTAATGGGCCAGGTACTTTAGAAAATCTTGCAGCAAAAGAAATTCTTCGGCCATCTTTACCGGAGCTTTGTGGTCTTTTAACACCAAACTTTTTTCTACCAGCATCATTTAAACCACCAGATGGATCTTGAAATCTTTTTGCTACCATTAGGCCCCCACAACTTTTTGTGCTTTTTTATGTGCAGCTAAAAATGATGTTCCAGATTGCATTTCTTTTTTCATCATAGTCATGTGTTTTGATGAATGATGTTTAGAATGTTTTTGCAAAGTATCTTTTTGTTTATCTGTAAATTTCATTTTAATTTTTAATTTTTTTGCCATTAAAATATTACAGCTCCTAAAATAAATCCAACAACAAAACAAACCCATTCTCTTCTGTAATGTAATTCTAATGCTTTCCAATCACTAGGAGTTTTTCCAAACATCATCATACTGTTGCCTTTTGTTTTTTTTTGTTTTTTAATAAAGCAAAATCATTACCACTTATTTTACCATCTTTATTAGCATCTAATTTTTTTTGATTACCTTTTAAAGTATTCTTCTTTTTCATTTTCATTTTGTACATAATTAATAAACCAATCCTTTCTTTCTATTTTTTCTACTTACCTTTTTCTTTTTAGTTTTTTTATAAGCCATTATACTAATCCCTTCTTTCTATTTTTTCTTGGGAAACCAGCTTTCATATTAGCATAAGCCTTATCGCTTATTGTTGATTTAGATTTTGTTTTTGATGTACCAGATTTTTTTTTCTGATTAATATTATAGTAAAGGCCCTTCTTGGCCATCTTACCAGATTTAGTTTTATGATACCCTGGCATTACTCTTCCTCCCTTTTCTTTTCATCATTCTTGCATTTACAATCACCATTGCACTCACAATTATTTTTTAATTTTATGAAACGAGGGTTTCTATTATATTCTTGAGTTTCTCTATCTGCCATTTAAGCTCCTAATTTATTTTTAGTATCTCTTGGATTTCTACTTGCTGTTTCACCTAATGATGTTGATGGAGCATAGTTAGCTAGAGTAGATACATTTCTTCTTTTTCTTCCTCCAACTTTTCTTCTAACTAATTTTTTACCTTCTGGTTCAGTTGTTTTTTTTACTTCTGTTCTTCTATCTTCAATTTGAGATGTTGCTGAAGGTGATCCACCTCCACCACCGGTAACTTTAGAAATAGTTTTTTTGATTACTCTTGCTGGTGATCCTCCCATTATGTGTACCTCTTCTCTGTATCATAAGGATTACGATTAGCTACTGTTGGTGTCATGCTATTTGTAACTCCTAATGCTGGATTGTTTCTTTCATCTGAAAATAATAATTTTGCGTTTGTTCTACGAGATCTAGATCTTGCAGCTATCTTTCTTTTTTCTCTTTGTTCATTGGCATCAGCTCTCGCCTCTCTTTCATCTAAAAGTTTATTAGATGTTTCCACTTGTTTAGGTGGTTCATATTTTGGCATTTTGAATAGTGATCCCATAGTTTTAAAAGTACCTCGCAAACATTACATAGTCGGAATTATCAACACCATAATGTTTTAAAATTCCTTCTTCTACAAAATACATTGCTTTTATCCATTTGAGAGCAGAAACATTTAAAGAACTGACAGTTACTTGTAATCTTTTTAATTTTAGATCAGCAGCTGCTAACTTCATAAACTCTAACGCACCTTTATGAAATTTTATTTTATGTTCAGAAATTTTTTTTTTATCAGGTATTAACCATAATTCTGCAACTCCAGGCCAATAAGGAACTACACCAAAGCATAACATAGGCTTACCATTCTCAATAACTGTATAGCCATAGCCTTGCTCACTAGCAGCATCTATATAATCAAAGTAATTAGTTTGAGATAAATTTAATCTATCAAATTCATTTAGATCCATAATCTTTAATAAGTAAGATCTAAAAGGAACTACACTAATCTTTGTTTCCTGGATCTTGAATATCTGTTCTAGTTTCTGTAGGTTCATTTATTTCTTCTGCTGTTGCTCTGGTTCCTGGTTGATGTAATACAATGCCTTTCCATTTATCATCTTCTACTTCTATAATTTTTTCTTCTAGCAAACTCATTTCACCGATCTGCCAAAC